AATGTAATGAAAAACAAAAAAAAAATAAGTGATAATGTACTCGACCGCTAAATTATTAACAGAAGATGGCCTCGAAGGATTGGGTAGATATTACTCAGTTTATCGAGGCATTGTGGTAGATAATGATGACCAAGAAAAACATATGAATCGTATCAAGGTATGTTGTCCAGAAGTAATGGGTGGTATTATATCTTGGGCTTATCCAAAAGGTCAACATGGTTCTATCAATAATGGATTCAAGTTCTTAGCTCCTAAGGTTGGTGATATAGTATTTGTTACTTTCGAGTTCGGAGACCCAACTAAACCATTATGGGAATATCATGGTTGGGCTTTAAATCAAATACCAAGCCCATTAGATGGACCAAACAAGATGGGTATCATTACTCCAGAAGGTAACTTAATAGCTTTAGATGATGATAATGGAAGGTTAACCATATACATCAACGGAGATATTGGGGTTGCTGCAAAGGGTAACATATCTATCCAGGCTCAAGGAGACGTAAATGTAGGTTCTGGTGATACAGTAATCTTAAACAAAGGTGAGAATCAAGGAGTAGTTAATATCAAAGAACTAACCGAGAAACTAAACCAAACTGTTCAAGAACTAGAATCACTTAGAGCTCTATTCAATTCTCATGTACACTCCGGTGTAACTACTGGACCGGGTTCTTCAGGTCCTACTGTAACTCAAGCAAGTAAACCATTCTCGGAATTCAAACAAGAAGATTACGAGGATACTAAATGTATACACTAATGGATAATTACTTTACTGATATAATAGGGAAAGGGATGACTTTCCCTATTCAACTAAGCAGAAACGAAAATGGTGAAACTGGATGGTATCCGGTTAATGGTGATATGGAGTTAGTAAGGAATAATATTAACTCTATCCTATATTATATGGTAGGCCAGAGATTTCGACAGGAAAACTTTGGGAATCGCTTATGGGAATGTATAGAAGAGCCAAATTCACAAGCCCTGAGTTTTATTATTAAAGAGTTTATAAAAACAGCAATTGGTACCTGGGAACAAAGGTTAACCTTTAAGGGTATCAAGGTTGCTAGAGTTGATTCAAAGGTAAACATAGAAGTAGAATATTCTATTAATGGTACAGGCTCTAGCCAATACCTATACCTTACCTACAACAACTTAGATAATTCATTAAATACAAAATAATATGGGAATCACTAATAAATGGCTCAACCCTTATCAGAGGTCTTATCAACAGATTAAGGCCAAGCTGATAGAATCTCTTATGGGTATAAAAGACAAAGATGGAAATGTACTCATAACAGATTACTCGGAAGGAAATATATTAATCATTATCCTTTCATTATTTGCGGCTATTGCCGAAGTTCTTCATTACTACATTGATAACATGGCAAGGGAAACCTTTTTACCTACTGCTCGAAAATATGGTTCAGTAGTTAAACATGGTGCCCTAGTAGATTATCATGCAAGAGGTGCTATTGCTGCATCGGTAGACTTGATGGTATCAAGGGATGTATCTGGAGATTCCATTGGTGCTAAGTTAACTATACCTGCAGGTACACTATTCACAGACCAATCTGGAAACAAATGGTTATCTACCCGAGATGTAACTTGGTATGCAAACGTAACGGATTGTAAAGTACCTGTAGTACAACATGAGTTATACACTGAGAGTCAGATTAATGGTATGGTTATACCTTCTGATGAACGGGTAATGATTACTCTTGGTAGTTTACCTAACGGTAAATACTATGAACATGGTTCTATGTCCATGAAGATTGGTGGAGAATCTTGGGTATTGGTAAACACATTTGCTTATTCAAAACCAACCGATAATCATTTCATGGTAGTGATAGATGAATCTCTTAATCCTTATATATACTTCGGAGATGGTAAGAATGGAAAGAAACCTGCTGCAGGAGCAAAGATCTCTGATGTAGTATTCTATCTTACTACTGGTATTAATGGTAATGTTAAGTCAGGTACTATTACATCTGTACCTTCAGTAATATCATCTTCAGTATCAGATGCTACTGTAAGTAATACTTATAATGCAGGTGGCGGTTCAAGCTATGAAAACTTCAGTATGCTTAAGGAACATATACCTTTGAGTGTTAAGACTATGGGAGTAGCTGTTACTAAACAGGACTTTGTAGACTTGGCTAAACTGGTAGATGGAGTTAGTAAAGCTAAGGCTGAATATGAATGTGGTAGAAAGCTTATCGTATACATTGCACCAGACAATGGAGTAATTGCCGATTCTAATATGATTAAGAAGGTATATGATATCTTACATCAGAACTCACCACTTACTACTTGGTTAACCGTTAAGTCTGCGGGTAGAGTTAATATCATACTGGATATTGAAGTTACTGGTGAGAAGTCATATAAGACTTCAGAGATTCAATCTCAAATACTCAGTGCTTTGTTTAATGCTTACTCACCGGAGAGTTCAGATATCGGTGGTAGTGTAAGAATCTCAGATATCTATGCACTCATTGATAATCTTGAATCAGTAGATTACCTACACCTAAAGAAATTCTATACTAAACCTTGGCCTACAACAATCTATGGTAACAAGGAATTAATCCTTGGTCAATTCCAATTGGACGAGGCTAATGGTTCTATGGATTACTTTATATCTTTCTCTTCAGGAACTAAATTTACCATCAAGTCTATGAAAGGTGGTTTCTCCTATGATGGAGAAGTAGGTAAGACTACACAAATCCGAGATAATATAAATGGGTTTATATTTGCCCTTGATATTCAGAATAATGGTTATCAATCTGGATTCAGATATACCATAACCATTGCAGAACCCAACAAGGATTATACAGACCCAGGTTATAATATCCCGGTATTCGAAGACTCAAGTCAGTTAACACTTAAAGTAAATGAAACAGTATGATGAATCTTAAAAACCTAATTGATTTCTTACCATTCGAATTTAAGGAGCAAGATACCTATAAAGTAGATGGTAAGGGCATATTAGAAAGATTTCTAGAAATATGTGGTTCATACTTCCAAGATAATATTACTTCTGATATTGATAATATTCTAGATTTAATCGATATCGATAAAACTCAGCAGAGGTATTTAAACTACCTCTGGGAGTTCTTGGGAGAATTACCATTTGCTAGAACCGGAGAACATACTGGAGTTCCTAACTTAAGTGATGAACAGATTCGTACAATTTTAAAGTACTCAATCTCATTACTTAAAATTAGAGGCTCTAGAAAATTCTTCGAGATTCTTTTTGATATGTATGGGTTAACATGTACCATTGTAGACCCAACTGATGGAGAGATGGACAAATGGGAAAAGGTAGACCCATTATATGATACTGATTATTCCAGGTACGATAAGTACAACTACGATAAGATTTATGGTTGTGCTCAATGTATCGAGGTAGGTATCAGTATTGGTGGTCATGGCTTTACATCTCCAACTAAAGAATTTAAGGCTTTCAAACAATCAATCGATAAGCTGTTTGATAGATTCTTACCTTACAATGTATCTGGTAATATTCAATATGGTTTTGACTTAGCCTATAACTATAGGATAGTGGCAGAACCTTTGATATCTCCAGTAAAGATTGTAACTGGTCATATTACAGAAGTACCAATCCGAGTAACTGTAACCTCGGACTATGATGATGCAGACCTAAGGTATCAGGTAACTGGATATGACCCATCAGAAAATAAATGGAGCTCTAAGCTATACGAAAGTGGTTCTATCTTTTATGCAAAGAAAGGTGACCAAAGATATTATTTCAGAAGCGTTGGAGATAATTCGGTAACTACTTATGTAGATGTAGGTTTGGAATACTACACCAAGTCTTATCATATTTATGCAGACTTAATAAGTGGTGGTACTGATTTAGATAACTTGGTAATCACGGGTAGTAATCCTAAGATTGAAGTTAAGGTTACTGCTAATATGAATTACCAAGGTAGTATTAAACCAGTAGATGTTCAGTTAATCAATACACATGAAACTAAACCATCTGGTTCTATTTGGGAAATAACTTCTGCAGGTACTTATGAATTTGTTATTGCAGACTTCCCGGCAAAGAAGGTAATCTTAAATGTTACAGCAATAGCTACTAACTATACAGTAATATGTGAACCTCGAAATGTAAACATTACTAATCGAGAATCATCTAAGATAACCATTCGTTCCTCAGACCCAAATGAAAACACCGCTGATTTAATTGCCGTACTTACTACAGACCCAGGAGTATTGGTTAGGAATGGTTCTAGATGGACTCCTACCCAAGTTGGTACATTCTTATTCAGATGTACCAAAGATACTTCTGGTAATTCTGCAAATTATGGTACAGTAGTTGCTTACAGATTGGGATACACAATTACTTATGGCATTGGAGTATCTAATAAGAAGCTTAACCTGAATGCTCAGGGCACTGCTTCCATTAAGTTGTTCCTTACTTCTGGTATCTATTATTCTACTTTTGAAAGTGCTAACTTATATTCATATTTCGATGATAACGTAAATGTATACAGGAAAAATACTTCTGGTACATGGGTAAAGCTTGGAAGTGTAGAATTGGATGATAGATACGTAGAAGGACCAGATTTCTATTATGGTAAAAGTACAGACTATCCTTTTAATGAGGCTGGTACTTATAAATTTGAATCCGTAGGAGACCCAACCAAAACGGTAGAGGTAGAGGTATTAGAATATGTACCTACACCAGAATCCTACTTATGGTTAGAACCTATGAATCCGGATGATGAAAATTGGTATGAACTAGAACCGTATTCTCAAACGGAACCAACCAATTATATCAAGGCCGGTTACCAATTAACCAAGAATCAGAATTGCCAATTCTATTTAAGGTACGGAGATGGAGGTAATGTAATTACTGGCATTGAGTTAGAAGGTTCTTCAGAAACTTATAGTTCTAACCTTTTAATAACTATGAGTGAACCAAGAACCTATGAATTTTATTATCAAGGTTCTGTAGTAACTTTAACGGTAAAAAAAGTAGTACCTCAGTATACATTAACTCTTAATCCCGTAAGTGCAGAACTAAGTAGTAGTGTACCAGAAGTATCTACTATCGTAACCTGTACTTCAGATACCGGAGATTCTGGTGATATAATTTATGAGATGGCCCCTGATGTAGTTCACACTAGTCCTTATCAATTCTTTACTAATCTACCTGGAAGACACACTTTCTATGTAAAAGATAATCCTGCAGTCAAAGTAGTATTCTTAGTAAGTATGAAAGACATAGTAGATAAAACAGAATTAGTATGGGAATCCAACGATATATCAGAGCAGGGAATCCAAATAGAGGTTCCCGAAGGAACAGAATGGAAACTTAAAATAGAATAAAACAGATGGAAAGCAACTCTTTTAACACAATCTTCAAAACTGGTATTATAGGATTCACTTCTGAATGCTATGCCATTATCTTTGACCTAAGGTGGATGATTTTATTAGCCTTTGTATTAATACTCTCGGACTTCTGGTTTGGAATATCCGTAAGTAGAATGCAGGGCATAGAAGTAAGGAAATCTAGAGCAGGAAGAAGAACTCTTAATAAAGTTATTGATTATTTATGTTACGTATTACTTGGTGCCGTTATAGGTAAGGCTATTGGAGACCCCTACGGACTTAATCCTATAACAGTTTCGATAACAATCATGATACTATGTTATTGTTTCGAAATAGATAGTATTTACAACCATATCTGTGAACTACATGGAGTAAAGAAAAGGTACAGTATATGGGCTATCTTATGGAAATTTATAACATTCAAATTCAAGGATGTGGGAGAGGTTTTCCAAGATATGAAGAATCAATCGAAAGATTTTAAGAACAATAAAAACGAAGATACAGTATGAAAACTTATTTCGATTATGAAGGTATTATTAAGTCCAAGGATGCAGCTGAAGCAATAGCTGCACCCATTGGCATAGGTCCCTTTTGTGGATTCGGCTCAGCAGTGATAACTAACAATGCTATCACGATATCTCCAAATGGAGAACCTACTTCACCGGCTTATCTTGCAATGAAGGATAGGATTGTTACAAGGTATATGACTAAGGCTTCAGATTCTGGGGAAGGCCCAGAAGTTAATTTCGGGTGTATTGCCCGGGATGGAATGATATTTATATCGGATGCTGCAACCATCAGTATCCCAAATATTGAAGGTTCTAAAGGTAGTAATGAAGATGTGATTGTATTTGCATATCATACTCCTTTGGAAGAACCAGTACAGAACCCAGTACAGTTCAGGGCCTTCTGGAATGAATCCAATTCTTTCTACAGTTTGTATAAGAAGTCAGTAGACCCATTATACCCAAGTGCTAAGGATACTAGAAACTTGTCAAAAATAAACGTATTAGAAGATACGGAATTAACTTATGAGTCACTAGCTAATAGAGCTATGGCTTCTGTGGCTCAAGGGTTGGTAGATAAATCCTCAATGGTCTTGGTAGGTATTTATGGTCAAGGCATTAACTCCATGGATAATACAGTAGAGAAATATTCTATTGTCCCTTACGGTGGAAGATTCCCTCAACCAGTAGAATATAATACTGCTATCCATGGTATGCAACAATCCAATGTAGAAACTCTATTACGGTTATTGCAAGGATTCCCCAACTTTGATATCAAGGCTTATATTGATGAGAAGTTAGGTAACATGGCAGGTTCAAATATACCTAGAGGATTGATAGCTATGTGGAATGGTACTCAAGTACCTAACGGCTGGGCTTTATGTAATGGTCAGATTGTAGATGACTTACAAACTCCCGATTTATCAGGTAAGTTCGTAGTAGGTTGGCAATCTGGTAATGAGGATTATAATCTTATTGGTAATACTGGTGGCCAAGATAAGGTTACTTTGACCACTCCGGAAATACCTTCTCATGTCCATAACTTTGCAGATGCCTATTTTATTGAGGCTTACGATGGTATCGGTATTAATGGTAGTCAGTGGATTGGTAATAACCTCTATGGTAGTAGTAAAACTGATAGGGATAATTCCTATGTAGCCCTTTGGGACCATGATACTCGAGCTGCAGGTGGAGGTCAACCCCATGAGAATAGACCACCATATTATGTACTAGCATACATTATAAAACTATAATAATGTGTAACTACTTGTAACAATATCAATGAACTTTTAATTTATGAATTGCTTAACAATTGGGATAGGGACGTTGGGAAACGCCCCTTTCTTTTTGTGTTTAGTAATGCAGTTCTTCTTTGGCTTTCTCCTCCCAATACTGGATATCAGCCTTGAGTTCACTAATATATTTGATAGAGTTTTTAGTTCGAGGCATATCAAAGAACTCTACTAAAAGTATATTGGTAATTCTTCCTGACTCAGGCATACGTTCTTTAATATAAGGTGGAGGAGTTACTAATACCTCGAATAACATATAAGCATCTGAAGATAGGTTAGCTTTCATATAATCATAAAGCAATTCCAACATATCTTCTTTAGCTTTAGATTCTTCTTCATCATCTTCGAGTTCCTTATCATTATCAAATAAATCCTCAAGCTTAAATAGGTTCTGGTTATATTCTGCAATCTCTCCATAGGCAAATCTCAGAAGCTTATTTTTAAAAGTAGCCAGAGATGATAAGATTCTTGCTTTAAGATGTTCTTCACTACAAGTACCATAGTACTTATTAAAAACAAATAACATTTTATCCCAGAAATAAGAAGATATTATATCTGGAGTAAGGTTGAATCTTTTGTAATCTATCTGTTTGGTTAGGTTCCTAATAACAGGTTTACAAACTTTATACAACCTATTAAACATGGCTTCATCATAATCCTGCATAGGTTTTAATCTGTGCAGTTCTGAACCATTATTACCGTTGGTCTTTCTCATATCTTTATAAATATTTCGTTAATGCAAATATATAAAATTATTCATTATATAATATAAGAATATCAAAATATTTCACCAAGCGGCTGAGGATTAGAAGACTAGATACTGTGGACATGAGTTCAGAACTATATGGAGACTATCAAAATCTATTAGTTATTATATTGCAATATATTAATGTATGAAAAAAGATAAAATCAAATTTAGCTTTACACCGGACTTTCAGTTAGAGATACTCCGGTTCATTATTCAAGACAAGGAAGGAGGTTTAGTACTGGGAAGATTAAAACCCAGTTACTTAGTTCTTATCGAGCATTCCTTAATATGTGAGGGTATACTTAAGTACTTTAAGAAGACAAAAAAGATACCTTCTCAGAATGTACTAAAGGAAGTAATAAAGGAAATGCTAGAATCCAAGGCTTATGTAGACTTAGTAACTAAGGATGATATCCCAACTATTGAGAGAACCATTAAAAACCTCTATTCAATTCAATTATCGGATTCGGATTATATTAAAGAGAAGATTTATAAGTTCTCTACTTATGTTGAAATGAAGAACTTAAATGATTCATTCGATTTAGATAACTTCGAACAATACGAAGAATATTCTAAAAAGATTGAGAAGGTTCTTCAAAAGAGTAAGCCTAAGAAAGAGGATGAACCCTTATATATGATTCGAGATGTTACAGAGAGACAATTTAAAAGGCAATCAGAACCCTCAGTAGTTCCTTGCCCGTTTAGGCAATTGAATGATTTGACCAATGCTGGTGGATTCCCAGTTGCTTCAGTAAATGTAATTCTGGATAGACCAAAGGCAAAGAAAACATTCTTCATGGTAAATCTTGCAAGAGGGTACCTAAGAATGAAGAAGTCAGTATTATATATAGATACAGAAAATGGTCAAGAACAAATCATGGACCGTTTCATTCAATCAAGTATCAATAAAACAAAGAAGGAATTATATTCCGGAGATTATGATAAACTCGAGGCTAAGCATTTAAGGAAATTGGCAAGGTTTGGGGTTGAATTGGTAGTTGAAAGAGTACCTGCATTGATTACTGACTGCAATTATATAAGAGAAAAGATATTAACTCTTAGAAGCCAGGGAATTGATATTAAGGTATTGATGGTCGATTATGCAGGTAAGCTTGCATCATTAGCCAAGGATAAAGAGGATTTCGATAGAATCTCAAATGTATATATTGACCTACAGAACTTAGCAGAGGAACTACATTTAGATGTTATATGGACTGCTCATCATATTACAAGAGAAGGTAAGAAACATAGAACTACCAAGTATGATGAGAATGATATCTCTGGTTCAATTGCAATTGTTCGTAATGCTCAATTTATCATGGGTCTTAATTGTACCGGTCAAGAAGAGAATGATAATATCCTTCGAGTTGAGATTGTAGTACAAAGGGATGGTCTTCCTTCGGGTAGAGCATTATTCAAATGTGATGTCGAAAGGCAAAGATGTACAGAATTTACTAAAGAACAACGAAAACAGTATGATGAAGTATATGGTGCTAAGTTGGATGAGCAATTTAAAAAGAAAGATAACCCAGATGCTGACTCTAAGAAAAGAGCTAATAACTGTGGAGATATCTAGATATGAGTAAATTTAAAGATAATGTACCTGGGTTTCCAGGTTACCATGTAACTAAAGATGGTAATGTATATTCTATGAAATGTAAGAGTGGTAAAAGACCAGAAGCTTTTAAACTTAAACCCCGATTAAGTGGTAATGGGTACTATAGGATTGGATTATATAAAGAGGGTATTAAGTATGAAAGAAGGCTTAATAGGTTAGTAGCTATGGTTTATATCCCAAACCCAGATAATTTACCTTTAGTGTGTCATAAAGATAATAACCCTTTGAATAACAGAGTAGATAATCTATATTGGGGCTCCATAGAAGATAATATCCAAGATAGGAAGGATAGATATGAGATTGGTGATATTACAAGATATAAATTAAGAACCGGTCTCCATAAAGACATGGTTAAGGCATGTGTTAAATATCTCAGAGATTTAGGCTATTCATGGAAAGACATCCGAATAGCTTTACAATTAGGTAGAGGAACTATTGGAAATATAAGAAAGAGAATATGAGAACAAAGAAAGTAGAAGTAGTAAAAGATAGATGGACTGATGGGTTAGCTTTAGAAATATCCCATAATGGTTGGCAAACAACTTCCATCAGTAACCTGGATTTAGAGGATTTAAAGAGAATCCGAAAAGTAATTCGTAAAGCTATAAGGGAACATGAAAATAACAAATCAGTTTAAGTCTAAGCTCAAAACTTATTTCATTAAAAGACTTGGAGCTTTTGAATATAAACATGGCTGGATGAAACTCCCAACTTGCCCTTACTGTCACCGGGAATTAAAGATGGGAGTTAATCTTTCTATGTACAGAACTAATTGCTTTAGATGTA